TTATAGCTTAGTTGGCTGGACGATCTTATTCCTTCTGATGTAACGTCTTGTCATCTGGGCGTTTGTATGGCCAAGTTGTTTTTGAGCTGATTCAGTGTCCGAAGACAAAAATTTATCTGTACCAGCTTTTGCACGTATATCTCGGAATTGGACGGCAAGGAGCTCATCTGAAAATTCAGGATGTTTTTTAGCGGCTTTTGCTCTTAGTTTGATAAACCAGTGAGTCAGAATTATTGGCTTTAACCTATTTCCGTACTTGTTGCAGAATAGATAGGGTTTATTTTCCTCCATCCTTCTATCTAAGATCTCTTTTAACTTACCTACAATTGCGATACTTACTTTATTTTTTGTTTTTTGCTGTCTAACTTGCCATACTCCATCAATAATTTGACTTGGCTGGAGATTAACTATATCAACTGGTCTTTGTCCTGTGAGGTAAGCCACGTCAAGCAAGTCTCTTAATATCGGATCAGCTGATTCTCTTAACATTTCAAAGATGTGGTCTTCCACGTAAATATCGCGGAACTTAACCTTGTATCGCTGAATTCCTTCGCTCGGGCAGGAGTATTTTGTATATCCCCATTCACGGGCTTTCATCCATATGTGGTGGAATAATGCAACCTCATTATTTGCTGATGCAGTTTGATGTTTTCGCCAGTCTAAATATTGTTTTATATGGTATGGCTCAATGTCATCAAGTGGGGCTGGTGGATTGCCGAAAAACTCAAGCAAGCGTTTAATGTTTGTTTTGTTGGTTCTCTGCGTTCCTTCTGCCTTCATCGGCAATACTTCATTTTCATATCTTATTGCAACGGTCAAGAAGGTGGCAACTTCACTTTTCATTAAAACCCTGTCACAATTGAGCTTAGCCGTTTCTAATACAGCTAGATGCTTATCCGTTCCTAGGGCCTTTTCTTTTTTATCTATCATTACATAATAGTAATAGGTTACAATTTTCCCATTTTTTCTTTGGCGTTTACGACATAACAAATTTTGTGGTAAGCCCTGGTTTTCGCGCTTACGTGGTCTGGCCATACATACCTCCTACGCCTGTAGCACAGATGGTCTCCAAGCATTATTTTCATTATTTTTAAATTCAGTTTTAGCAGTCCGAGATTTTACTTTGTCATAATCTCTGCGAACAATAGGATACCCGTTGGCGTTCCGCTTAAAAGGTATCCCCATCGCATTTAGCTGCTCAATAACAAGAGATTTCTGCTTTCTGCCAGTCAAAAACTCAATTTCTGCTTTTGATAAAAAATCTTCGTAGATATTAATATCCATATTTACTCCAATAAAAATCCATTATTTATTTGATTTAAATCTAGCTACTTGTACCTCGTTTACAGCCTTGTAAACTCTGTATCTTTGCGAAATCGGGATTTTAAAATCTCCCGGATAAATTTTAAAATGCGGGTATCCATTTCCGATCCAAAATCTAGTTTTATTGTTTTTGTTATCCACAGTGCAACTATTCGCGACCCAATCGAAAGGATTGTTCTCTAGACTGTCTATTAATTCTTTCCAAGGGCTGACAGGTTCCCGTTGTAGTAATCTACAAATAAATAATGGTGCAATGTTCATTTTTTTACTCCAATAAAAAACCGCCCATAAGAGCGGTTATAACGATTTATTTTAGTTAGCCCACTTCATCTAACATATCCCCCTCTTTCGTAAAGAGGGGTTAGGGGAGATTTGAATGGGCTGTAAATAGATTTTAAAAATCGTCCGGGTCGTCGTCTTCCTCTAGCTCTATCACATCAAGTCGTTGAATAACTTCAAATTTAGCTAAAAAACGCAGTCTGTTCTCAAAATCACCATCTCTCCATACATACATAACTTCGCGTTCCGGTTCTTCAAACATATCCCAGGCATAAGCGTTTTCTTTCGCGATATGTAAAGCGACATAATCAAAACACAGACTTTCATCTTCCCATGTATCCCCATCATCATTGTTTGTAGGATTGTTACTTTCCAATGCGTAACGATATAAATATTTAGCCATAATTTATTCCTCCGGTGGTTGTGGTAATGGTTGCCAGTGCGTAATTTCGTCATCAGCATAATCAAGCCAGCCGCCTAAATCGGCATCATATCTTGTTATTGCTATTGATGGTTCACACTCTGGACAATGCACAATAAAATAACCATCTTTTGATGGTGTGCATTCGTTATACTTAATCCATGCGTTTTTGATTTTATCTAACTCATTTTCTGCATTAGATAATGCATCATATAAAATAGCAATGCCATTCATTGCATCTTGATAAGCTAAAGATGGTGAAGTCATGTTTACCCCCTTATTGTAGATGTTTCTGTAACATCAGGACTAGACAAGAAATGATTTAGTTATTTTTACTTTTCCCATATCACACCACCCAGCAAAACGCTTTCCACGCTACGCCAAGGAATAATCCTATTCCAGCTCCAGCTATCGCAATGACGAAAGCTCCAGTCAATAAAAAGATTATCCATTCTATAAATGCTTTCATTTTCTTTCTCCAATAAAAAGTGCGGTTGTTTTTTATTTAGCAGTCATAACATCAACAACTGGTAATTCATTCACCGAACCGCCAGATTGGATTGAGTGAATAATTCGTTCCGGTGTTTCTTTTACAAAGATAGTGCCATCTTCAAATTGAATAGCTGTGTCATTTTCATCTTTAGTGATGGTTTGAATTTGTTCTACGTTGATGAAAATATCTGATTCATCCGTATTAGTTAGTTTGATAAATTTAGCCATGTGGTTCTCCTACATTTGTGCAGCTCGATTTAATCGGGCCATTGTTTGTTGGTGGATATAAATTTGAGTTTCAAATTCACGAAGTGCGGTCAATTTGGGAATTAATTTTTCGTCATTGATTAATGCGTGGTAGCCATCAATCAGACTTTGAATGCGTTTTTTACCGATTCCTTTGCAGTGTTGATATTTCTCTAATCCAACTAGTCGCATATCGGCAAAATCATTACAGCCATTTTTACGAAGGATCGTCCAAGTTGCTTTATCTGTGTAATCTGTTGGATCTATTTCACGTAATGCGGCCATTCCTTCTTCACGCAATGCTTTAATCTCAAATGGTGTTTTGAGCGTTGTTTCAACTTTCTTCCAGGTTAAAAGTTTTTTGATGTAATCATCTGTAAACTCTTTTTTCTCTGGTGATGCAATAAGGAAAGGGGAGAGTACGTGCTCTTCGTTTACATCGTTTAAAATGGCATTGATATTGTCATTGACGTAATCTGTCATTTCAGGTGCGGTGAATGCAAATTGGTTAGCAAGAGATTGATATTCAAATTTTATATAACCTCTTCCAAGTTGATCACGGCAAATAACACCGAAAACAAACGACCATGGTCGAGATTTGTTATACATCAGTTCGAAATCTTGTTCAGTGGCCGTTGTTCTGTCCTGTGGAATGTTGTTTTTAATCCATTCTGTGCCGTCGTCCCCTAATCCAATAACAGAAAGCACAAGAGAGTTGCGACATATTCTGTCGCTCTGCCGTTTGATATTGGCATTTTTATCGTGCTTTTTACGTGGTTTCTTGCTTGTCGCCATAGTTTAAAATCTCAGTTAAGTGTTTAAATTGGGCAAGATATGCTGATTCAGCTTCATGCGGTTGCCAAAAAACAATTGCAATATTTGCTGTAGATACACCGTCCAATTGTGGCCACTCTACAGATGCCGGTGGAAGTAACTGTTCTTTTTCCGTTGCAAGCATAGATAAATCCATAGATTTAATTGCTGGTAATTTTTTATACTCAACATTAAAACGCTGGTGGATTGCTAAATTAAAGCGATCTTCAATATTGCGATAAGGTTCACTTAGCAAATGTTTAAGTGGAGTCGGAATATCTTTTAAGTAGGCTTCTGCCGCATCGTGCAGTAGGAAAAGAAATGCAAGCTCAGGTAATCCCATTTCTTCAAAAATATAGCTGCCAAGTACACAATGCTGAGCTACGCTATAAGGCTCAGCAGTTTGACCAATAAAGCGGTTTTCAAAGCTGAGATTATGCGCAATATCACGAATATCAATTTCGTTAGGATCTGGCTTAATGTAGTCAATGGTATGGCCATAATAGGTATTAATGCGGTACATATATTTTTCTCGTTTTAAGTTTCACTTCTTCTTGGTGCATTTTTTGACACCATTCCGCACGGCTCATGCACCAGTGCTTATTTATCTCTTTTCCGGTTAGCTTTGATGCTTTTTTCCAAAGCACATAAGCGGATTGATAATTTTTCTTGCGCTCTTCTTTGGCGGCAAGTTCGCTGTTGGTTTTAAAAGGTAGTTTCATTTCTATTCCTTATTAATTTCAGCTTGTTTAATAGATACGTAAGCACGAGCCTGTTTTTCGCCTTCTTCGGTTAAATTCTTTTGATATTCTCCATGTTCAGCAATCCACTGCACTCTTGCTTGTTCACGCTCTAATGCGGTCGGCTTGCTTGCAAAACAATAGGAGATTCCGCCAACCAGGAAGGCGACAAACATCGCACAAGCAATCTTTGTTAAAGGGCGTGTAATTTCTGCGAATACATCAGTAAATTTTTCCATTTTTGTTTCCTTTTTAATCAATTTAGTGAATTTAGGGTGTAGCAATCCGCCACACGGATTTCTTGAGGAAAAGTGCGGTCGGATTTTGTTGTGTTTTAGAAGTCGATTTTGACTGCTTTTGGATTAAAGTCTCGCAAGTGTTTTAATACACGCCAGTTTGTCATTGGGTCGATGTTAAAATCACTTGTGATGCGGTTTAAGATTTGATTGGTAGAACGTAGCACGCTTAAATATTCGTAAGCCTGTCCGTAGATTTGCCCGCTCATGTTCGAGCCTAAAACATTAAAGGCTCTCTCAATATGTTGGAATGTGCCTACGCCACGTTTGAAAGCGAACCACAACCAAGCAAGCTCTTGAAGTTCATACTCGGTAAATTCAAAGGTGAATTTCTTTTCAGGTTCAGGAAGTGCAAGTTGTTGTGGTTGGTTGCGGTGCATTGCCAAGAATGCACGGAGCACCACTAAATGAAACTGTGGGCTGATCCACATGGCATAGGCAATGACAAGCTCCTCGCAAGCGTAGGTTCCACCGTTGGTGCCACGAATAATTTTTAAAGCGTGTTGGTTGTCTTTTTCGATTTCGGCGATCAGTGCTTTTGTGGTGTCAAGTCTGATAAATTGATTTGGTCTATGTTTATCTTTTCCGCCACTGGCAATATGTAGATCGTTTAATGCGTAAAGATTTTCAAAAGTGCGGATGGATTGGGTTAAGATTTGTAAGTTTGACATTTTTATGCCCCTAGAAGTTTTGTTTGTCATTCGATCACTTTTGTAGGGTGATCGGGCTTCAACAACCGCTTCTAGACGGCGGAACTTATTCCCTTTCGGTATTGTATTAGGTTCTCTCGACCCGATCATTGAAAGGTACAGAACTGTACCTTTTCTAAATGCGCAGATCTGCGCATTTAAATTTTAGGCATAAAAAAACCGCTATGCTATCGGGTGCGGAAACCGCTAGAAGAAATTGTTGTGCGGTTATCTTATCCGTTGATGGCGGTTTTTGTCAAATTAAATTGTAAAAGTTTTCATTACAAGCTGTTTATAGGCTTCAACAACTTGAGCAAACTTACTTTGCTCATCGTCATCAATATTCACGCCAAAAGAAGGTGTGCCGTCAATGTTAGGAAAAATAAATCTTACGCAATTTTCTGAAATATAGTAAGCCTTGATAACAAGGTGAACCGGTTTTTTAGGGTAGGTTGTTGGGCCTTCTTCCAGTGCTAACGTTAATCCGAACGTGATATTCGGCTTGTGTAAACAGTCATATTCGGCTTTAAGTTGGTGCTCGTCGCTTGGAACGCCCTCACAATCAGTTATTTTCACATAAGGTTCTGTCGGGGCTGGGTCATTAAGTTGTTTTTTGTAGGTTCTTTCGAGCAGTCCTAAATCCATTGCCAGCGCTACTCTAAGCTGTCTGATTTGCTCTCTTAATGTTGCTCTGCGTTCAATTAGAACGTTGTTGTATTGTTGCTGTTGTTTACATAAATCTTGATAGGTAAGCGTTGTCATTTTGTTCTCCTGTGAATTTTGGGTATAAAAAAAGCCGTTCGAGACGGCTTGGATTTGGGGGTATCTTAATCTGATGTGGGCGGTGTTGTCAATAAAAAACGCTGAGAATTTGAGGGAGCTAGTTATTCATCATCAATTAATTCTTTTGTTTTCTTTGGAATGTCATTCACCTCTCCTTTAATACCATCAACAGCTTTATCCAGGCGTTTTCCTACGCCATCGATAATCGTTTCAAGTGGTGTGCTTTTTAAATCTTTGTCAAAGACTTTGGTTGGATTTATCCCCAAATTATCCACGGCAATTTGCAGAAGTTGCTGATGTAATTTAGGGTCTTGTTCTTGTACTTGTTTCTTATAACCTTCAAATGCCATTGCTGAGGAATATTTGTAGTTATAATCCTCCCTTAATCTAAAGAGATAAGCCCGTTCTTTAGCCTTTAACCAGGCGATGACAAGTAACGGGATTGTCACAATAGACTTAGCAAGAAATTGTAAAATATTAAGACTGTCTGTTGCACTCAGGCTTGTTGAATAATTGATAAATGAAATAACAGATGTTGCAACAAGTGAGCCAAGCAAAATTTTATCTACAGCTTTCATTTTACTATCGATATTTTCAGATTGAGTTTTAAACGAACCTGCCATGCTTGCTCGGTTGGCGTCTTCAATAATCATTTCAATCTCCTCTTTTTGTTTATTGAATAATTTAATCATACCTTCAATATCTCCATGATATTTTTCGATTTTGGGTTTATTGGTTTCCGCCGTGGTTGCTAATGTCGTGATTTTAGTAAGATTATTTTGTGCGGTGCTTGCATAGGTCGAAATATTGTTACTTAATGTGTCTGACTGTTCGTGCCACTGGGAAATTTCAGTTATTTGTTCTTGTGCATCGTTATAAGATTTTTTGAGTGTAATCAGAGAGTTTTTTAAATTTTCAAACTCCTTTTTATTCTCTACTAACTGTTCTTCAAGTGAGATATGTTCTTCTAGATTCAATTTTGCTTTAGATATATCGGCAGCAATAGCATTGAGTTCTTCTTCTGTTCTTAATTCGCCCTTAACTTCAATTAAATATAATTCCTTGATTGTCATTCTTAGTTTGATTAGAGATAAAATAAATGAATTTACATCATATTCATCCCATTTATTACTCGTTCTTTTTTTATTAAGGATGCGAATTATTTTTTTAATTAATTGAAGAGAAATATATTTTGCATAGGAAATTTCAAGGGTTTTTCCCGATTTTTCTATTTTCTCTATTAGGGGGTAAAGTTGCTCTATTTCTTTGATAATTTCGGGTGATTTTATTTCTCCCATCCACTCATAGTCTTTGTTGATTTTTGTATTAATTAAGTTTTTTAACTCAGTCAGTCTTGCTTTAACGGTTTTCATAGCATTCCCTTTATATATTAAAAATTACTTTGATTGTAAGGTAATTTTTCGGGATAAAAAAGCCCTCGTTTTACGGAGGGCAAACCTAAGGAACTAATTTTATAGGTTGCATAAGTTTTAAGCCCTCATGCTCGGCTAATTGTAAGATGTTAAAATCAAATCCGGGAAAGTGACTATTTCTTCTAACAATTCTTTAATGGTTTTTTCTATTGCAATAGAGCTTGAGTCTTCCTTTACTGGGTATTTTTGGTTTAAATCAACCTGTCCATAAAGGTTATCTCTTAAAATTTCCTCGCGCTCTTTTTCTGAATAAAACGCATGAAGAATTTCTTCGAGGGAGTTTCCAGCATAAATTTCTGTTTCCTCTCCAACCCAGTAAACAGACTGCATAGCTCGGATATCTTCAATTGCACATTTAACACATTCTGACAGCGTGCCATATCTAACCGTAGTAATTAATCCATCGCTCCCTACTACCATTTCATAAGTTCCGAATTCGCCGTCATTACATATTGATGGCTTGTAATGCTCAATAAATTTAACTATCTTTGCTTGCTCAACAAGATACTCATATTCATTTTGAGAGATTGTAATTGTTGGATTTATCATTGCATTGCTCCTTAGTTTCCTTATTACCATTTCAAAGCACACTTATCTCTATCATTCGCAACGGTTTCACGTGCCGTTGTGTCTCTGTACTTCAAATGTGCTTTAAAATGTGATATTGCGTTTAGCTTTTCCCACCGACTGGCTTCGTTTGTCATTACCGCAATATCTCACACTCATTGGTGCAGGGCTTTTAATCTGCAACTGGCGATTTTCACAAATGGCATTTTCACGAGTGTGTTTTTATCCAAATTTTCTAAAATTCAAAACAGGTTAATGATGAGTGCCTTTCTTTATACTTGTAAGGCTCAAGCCCTCTTGTATGCGACTACAACGAGGAATATAATGCTCTCTGCGACTACAATTTAATCAGAGGAACATCATGGAAGAGTACGCCAAGTTACTTAATACCATACTTACCAAAGTAGTTTTTAATCACATGACTATGTTCTTCGTTTTCTTATTTATTGGCTTTACGTTCATTCCGCCAGAATTAACGTTGTATCTCAACGCTAAAACACCAGCATTCTTTCCTGATTGGTTCACTCTTGCCAATTTTGGTTCTTTGATATTTGCGTTGGTTTCTACGATGATTTGGATTCTTATTTCTAATGCGGCCAAATCAATTTTTTCAAAACTGCGTGAATCATTAAAAACTAATTCAGAGCAAGCTAGATTAATCAATCTACTTCATAATTTATCACCAGAAGAGCAATATATTCTTGCAATGTCCTGCCTTAATGAGCGAATTATTTTCCCAGATAACAGAACTCAGCTAGCCATTCAAAAACTCTTGTCAAAAGAACTTATTTCGTACGGCTGGACTAATGATAAATATGAGTTAAATCCACTTATTCGCAATGTTGTTCTTGCTAAGCTCGATAAGAGCATGAATTCCCATCATTAACCTGTTTCAAGTTTTTAAAGAACGATTCAAAGTGTTTTGCTTTGTTGTGGCTAATTCTACTTAAAGTAGATATTTATGCAACTAAAATTTGCATAAAAGTAGAATTATTTTCTATTAAAAGTAGTATTTATTTGATTTTTAAGGAAAAATATTTTGTTAGTTGGTGTTTGATTGCTTATTTTTTAATCGATGAATATTGTGATTTGAGATGCTGCTCACGGAATACGTTCTACTTTTTAAGTAGAATGACCGCACTTTTTAATGGAGGTTATATGAAAAGAATATTGGTAGCTGCTTTATGTATTTTCCCTATTATTGGATTTGCCACAGATAGCAGTGAAAGTTGCGCAAAGGTTGAGGATGAATCAGAACGCTTAAGATGTTACGATTCTGTTTTTAAAGCTGATGAACAGTCCGTAAAAACAGATATACAAAACTGGCAATATATAGAGAAGATGGATGAAATGAGGAATAAAATGACTTATGTTGCATATAAATTTTCATCTAACAGTGTGGATTTGCCAGCACCATATGAAAAAGATACTCAAGCATCTATCGCAATTAGACGACATAGCCAATTTGGAGATGGTGTTTTGTTCAATTTACATGGTGGGCATTTCAAATGTAATAGGGTTTGTAATATTGCTATAAAATTCGACAGTGATAAAGTTGAAAACTACTCATTTCTTAAACTACCAGATAATCCTGGTGTTTTATTTCTCTTTGAGAAAGATGATAACAAGTTTAATAACTTTGTATTAAAACTGAAAGAATCTAAGAAATTAATTGTCGAACTGCCAATTTATAGTGTTGGTAAGAAGCAGTTCACATTTAATACTGAAGGTCTTAAATGGAAATATTTCTAATAAGGAATTCAAGACAAGAGCCGATTAGCAGGAAAGGAATTAAGTAATAAGGAAATAAAGGCGCAAGAGTTAATTTCTAAAGGTCATAATATAAGAATCCTATCAGAAAATGACTTTCTGGAATTAGTCAATGAAACTTAACAAAAGAAAACCGCCTCGAGGGCGGTCATGGAGGTTAAATAAAAATTATAATTTCTTTAACCACTCTTCATAATTTTGATCTATTTCTTCAAGAACATCAGTTCTAAATTTTCGCAATTTAGATTTTTGCTCATTGTACATATTATTATTCTCAAATAAATCTAACGGGTAGCTTTTCATCTTTGTTATAGTGTCTGTGGTAAGGAAAATAATTTTAGATTTAAATACTCTAGACAGTTGGGATGCTTTATTTTCTATTTCAATTGTCTTTTCTGTTATAAAAATATCTATATCTTCCGATGTAGTTTCTCTTTTAGAGAATAATTCATCAAGTTTGTCAAAACAAGAATCGACAAGATTAGTTAATTTATCCTTGTTTTTTATAAATTCACTTCTCTCAAATGTTCTATGATTTAAATGTGCTGCCCAATACCAACCAGCGGCAGTAACAATAGATGATGTAAATACAGTAATGCTATCTTTTAAATCTAGTAATTTGCCAAAATATATTGTCAATTGAACAATAACTGCCATTATAAGCACTATTGATATGATATACTTAGCCTTAAATATCTTCATCTGGAAGCTGTCCCAAATCTTTGGCGGCTTTAACAAGGCGTTCACTAATCAAGTTTACTATACTTTTTACAGTATCATGTTTGTATTCCAAGCGTTCTAGAAGTTCTTGATAGGTAAATCCCTCTTTTCTAATTAATCCTCCGAATGCTTCATCTAAAAATGAACGACCATATCGGTTATATCCAGTAAGGACGACGATTACTTTATCATTGCTTTTATCTCTTAAAGCAGGAGCTAACAGCGTTTCTCTAAATGCTTTCCCTGTATTTTTGTATTCTTCAGGAGTTACATCGTATTCGTTACGCCCATAAGGACTTTGGGAAAAATCATTGACTATGGTAATGGTTTTAATCATTTTTTATCCTTATGTTCCATTGCACTAAAGTGCCTTCAATTGAATTTCTCATATTGTACAGTTCAGGCAATGTTCTATCATCTTGATAGAAAAATAATCCTCTATTACTGTACACCCATAACTTACCATTTTTATTGTCAGAAACAAGTTTTTTTATGCTTTTGCTACCTTGACCGTGTTTATCTTCGTCATTTCCAGTCATTCTTGTTATGTCATCAGACATTGCTAGACTTATCATAATAGAGTCTGAGACTGTAGTATTTTTGATTACTTCTGCTATATTGGTAGATTCTGGTAATCCATATTGTTTTAGTTTCGGCGTTATTGCAGATTTTACGTCGCTACTATCCCAATCAATTTCGTCAAATAACGTATTGCCTTTGGTAAAAGTAGAGGGAATTCCTTGCCCCTTATCGTATAATAGAAGAAATAATTGATCATCTACAACTGTACACATCCACCACCAAGGTCTTTGATTGCTTGGGGTATGCTTGGGGTAGGCATGGCGATAAACATTACTCATCGCTTCTTGGATTGCGTCACTAAGAGTGTATTCTTCTTCGTCAGTTAGCGCTCCTTGATATATCTCATTTTTTATAAAATCAATAATATCATCTCTGAACTCACCCTCATTTCCATTAATAATTGGATAGTCATCTTTTGTTTTTCTAATATCATTTTCTGAGCATCTATTGGTACATAAAAAAACTAAACCTACTTGTTTTATAAACTTATTAATTTCATTATTTAGGCTCATTTTTATAGATATATTTACATCTGATTTTTTTAGGATAGTTTCTATTTTTGCATAAAGAATCATCATTGCTGCTGCTTTAATATATTCACAATCAGCAAAGCTAATGATTACATATTTATACTTATTCTTTATTATACTGTCTAGTGAGTTAATGTATCTTACTGTGCTTTCATAGGATTCTTCATTATATATATTAAGTATGTTTGGTGTTGGGAATATATGATATTTTCCTGATTTGTAGGGTGCCCTAAACTTTATTTGGGAATTATTATTCTTTTTTTTGTTCATTTTTATTAGGCTTTATTGAGTATTTACAAATAACTTCTATGCTCACTACAACAACACCGAGTACCAAAACACTTTACCAAGCACTGAAATGTCTTGTAATTCTGCTATTTCGTCAGGGTGTTCATCACTGTTATAGCTGCGGATCTTCACTTGCTCATTAGGCATATTGTAGAGTAGTTTTATGCGCAACAAGCCACCGTGATTGATAGCGTATATTTTGCCGTCTCGGATTGTCTTATTGCCCAAATCAATTCCCACAGTTGTTCCGTCTGGAATAACTGGTTCCATAGAATTACCGTCAGCAATTACACACACCGCATTTTCAAACTGCACACCTTGTTTTCTTAATGTAGCTTTAGAAAAGCGTAATTTAAAATTGTTATAGTCTGCGATGTCATCTGCAAATCCATTACCAGCAGAAAGTCGGACATCTTGATAAAAAGGCACTGCCACTTCATCACTATTTAATGGCGTGTTTCTATCCCATAAATCAAAGGATCCAAGCTCTTTTATGTTTGATGTGACTTTTGTTTCAGTTGAGTCAGTAGAGCCATATTTCAAATAAGCAGGACTAACTCCAAAGTATTCAGCCATAGATTCAATTTTGTCATCTCTTGGTGTGGCTGTGCCAAGCGTATAACGTCTGGCCATTTCATAGGTTACGCCTAGAGCCTTTTGAAGATCTCCTATTCTTTTATTTTGCTGAGCCATTAATTCATTAATTCGGCTTGCTAAATCTGACATATAACCCCCTTATTTCTACTAAAGGTAGAGAATACGTAAATAAAATAGTTGATTCAATTCTATTTTTAGTAGTAGTATTATGCTACTTAAAATAGAAAAGAGGTTAAGATGCTACCAATCGAAAAAGCTTATGAAATCGTAGGCGGTATTTCTGCCATGGCTCGGCACTTCAATATCACACCTTGGGCAGTATCAAAATGGCGTGAAAAAGTACCGGCTGAACGCTGTGCAAAGATTGAAGAACTTACTAATGGCAAAGTTAAAAAATCTGAATTACGCCCCGATTTGTGGGATTAATTTATCAGTAAAAATCAAAAAGAAAACCATAAAAATAAGGCAAAAATTATGGCAATGAAACAAACAATTATAGAGATGATTGAACAGATACCCGGTGGTAAAAGTGCGGTAGCTGGATTCTTAGGATTTACTGAAAGTGAATTAAATAATCGTCTTTATCAAACAAAGGGCCAACGATTCAAAAATGAAGAGTTAATCGCTATTCAGCTTGAATATGGTTGCACACAGTTTATTGAAGAATTATGCCGTGCCGCTGGTGGACGTTTTGTACCAGATACCTGTGCAGATGACTTAGATGCAGTAGAAATGGCAAATATTCAATTACATGAGTTATCAGCTCGTGGATTGCTATTTGAAGCATTAGAAAGCGCGCTTGCTGATGGTGAGATTACCAGCTGTGAAGAAGATTTGATCCGCAAGTTATTAAATAAACATTTAGCTGCAACACAACATTCTATTGAATGTGTGATTTCACTTAATAAACGGCAATAAAAAACCACGGCGGCCACCGTGGTTAATTACACTCACAAGGAGTTCACAAGATGAATGAATTATTACCGATTAATGATAAAAATGCAAGTGCATTAACAATGAGCAGTCGAGAAATAACAAAACTTGTTAATTCTAGACATAGTGACGTGTGTAAAAGCATTGAAACGCTTATTTCAAAAGGTGTGATTGGGGGGTATCAGCCGAAACCGTACACCCACCCACAGAATGGTCAAATCTACTATGAGTACTTTTTGAATAAGCGCGACACTTATATTTTAGTAGCTCAGTTTTCACCGGAATTCACAGCGGCAGTTATTGACCGTTGGCAAGAGTTAGAAAACCAACAAAATCCGACCGCACTTTTACCGCAGAATTATCTTCAAGCCTTAGAGCAGTTGGTGGCATCAGAGAAAGAGAAGCAAGCTTTAGCGTTAGAGAATAAAGCGATGAAACCTAAAGCGGACTTTGTGGATCTTTATGTTGATATTGGCACAACAAAATCATTACGCGAAACGGCAAAAATCTTAAATATGCCAGAGAAAGCGATGATAGCTGCACTAGAGAGAGATAAAGCGTTATATCGTCAATCAGGCAATCTTATTCCATATTCAGATAAACAAAGCCGTGGCTTATTTACAGTGAAAACTGGTACAGCAGAGCACGGTCACAACTTTACACAAACTCGCGTGACATCGAAAGGTATTCAATGGATCGCACAACGTTACGCTTCGGAGTTAATGCTATGAGCAAATTTATCCCTAATTCTTTTCAGATCCCTAATGCTTTTGTAGATGAAGTGATGTTTGCCCTTTCTGGTAACGCTGTAAAGGCCTATTTGTTGGTGGCTCGTAAAACGACTGGTTGGCAGAAAGAAAGTGATTTTATTTCTATTGAACAATTCAAACAATTCACTGGCATTAACCGAGATAAGACTATCTATGAAATTCTTAAAGAACTTGAAGAAGTTGGTTTGATTCGTACTGTTAAAACAGCTGGAAGAACGACTGAATTCTATTTAGTGAAAGACCTTCCTAACGTTGAAAATAAACCAGTGGCGAAAAGTGCTACCAGTGGCGAAAAACGCCACCAGTTACAAAAAGCGCCACCA